CAGCAACATCAGGGTTTGGATAGGTGCCTGAAAGGTCGCCACCGGCTGGGCCGGAGGGGGCACCACTATCTACTTCTGCAACTTCTGCATTCCAACTCTCAATTTCTCCTATTCCAGGCGGAAAAGTCATTCAAACCTCCTTAAAGCATTTTTACCCATTTGTATACGTTATATCTTAAAACTGCGCCTTGCCAATAGAATTTAGGATTTTTTCCTTTATCCTCTCTTCTGACAAAAATTTCACCTTTGCTCATTTGCGGAGCATTTATATCTGTTACTAAACTTCCAAGAGTTCTGTTCTCTAATATTACTAGAGAAATTGCCTCTTGTAGTCTGTTTAATCTCATAGCTACTTGATTTGCCAAGCTAAAATTGTAATCTTCCGTAAATGATCCTGATTTTGCCATCATTTCAATGTCTAATGTGAAATTATATAATTCTCCTGTATCATCACTTGAATTTGTTGGGTTTCCTTGGTGGCAAAATACATATACACTAGGAAACATAGTGACTGGCATATTGATCAAAGGAGGACTTGCGCCTTCGTGGAAGTTTTCTTCCTCCACAGGTTCCATCGACCAATCTTCCAATCCTCTATTCACTGAAATTAAAAAATCTTCATCTTCAGCGTCCCATGTAGCCTCCATTTCATCTAATTTGTCATTTAATTGATCAAATAAAATTTTTAATGCGGCTCTTCCTATTTGTTTATCGTATAATCTTCCAGTTAGTTCCATTAGCTACTACTTTCCCACTCTGTTCCTTCATTCCACCCTAGACTTTCCCAAGAAAGATAATCCGGGTCATTTGTTGGGGCATAAGCTCTTGGAAAATCTTGTGGATCAGAGGTTACTAATACACCTCTTCCATTATCTCCATATGTAACTTGTGGAATAGAACCACGAATCTTTGTTGTATTAATGCCTAGATCAACACCAAGGGCTTCAGCTCTTTTTGCAAGCTTGTCATAAATCTTCCAAAGATCTGCTCTTCTGTCAAAATATGCAATACTTTCTGTTGTAGGGGATGTAGATTCTGAGGCGATCTGGTCCCCCCAATAATCAATTGCAGCAGGGATAAACTCAAGGGTTGTAAGAACCCCCAAGAATTCTGATTGCAATGGATTCCATAATCCACTTTCTGATGATGCGCCCGGTACTGTCGCATAAAATCTAAACTGAACATAGTCAGCTAGTGTCTGTAAATCGTCCAATGTGTAATTGTACGAATTTGTCGCTCCTACCAGGGCATTATAAGAGGCAGGAACATATCTTTTAACGGCATCAGTGACAGCCCCCATTATGTTCCCGCCTCCTTATTTAAACAGTTTTTTCTGAACCTGCTAATGGTGTCGGAATGTCTGGCCCATGAGTTGTAGTCGTAATAAAATCAGACATACTCTTTGAACCATTTACCAACTTAGCAAACTCATTAAGCTTATCTGCTTCAGCTTTGTCAATGAGAAGAAGACCCGGTGCCTTCTTCTCTTTGACAAGCTCAACCATATAGCTAGGCACTTCATCTAAAGTAACTGTTTCACCCGGTAAAAGGATTCTACTTGAGTGTGCTTGATGAACTGTTCCATCAGGCAAAGTCTCTTCGTCTCCTTCTTTTACATGAATCGTAGATTCAATCTCCGAATAAATCACTTGTTCTTTAGTTCTAGTTGCCATTGGCTATTTCCTCCTATTTATTTAATTGCTTTACGCAACCTGCGCCCAAACGAACGCCTGTGGAATATTGATTCTTGGGATTCTCGCTGAAGCGTATCTCAAGAGATGCGTTCCAGAGAAGTCATGCAAGTGAACCCAAGCCTGCTCACCCTGCTTGATATCTGTTGTATTGTAACCCGTAGGCACCTGTACAACTCCGTCAAGGGTATCAGCAATGTTTGTTCCGTCGAGACTATAATCAGTAGTCATAAGCACATAACCATCAGGGAGATACTTCGTCAAAGAAGTAGTTCCTACTCCGGTTTCACCGACATCTCTATATCCGTTGTCATATACAACAATTTCGAATCCTGTGTAAACTGACTGGAATAGTTCAAGAATGTCCTGTCTTCTTGGTCTAAGGATGCTGTTAGCACCACTAGAATAGAAGTTGATGGCATTTCTGATGCTTGTGTTGTTGATTAGGTAGTTATAAGTCTTAAGGTTCATATGAAGCTTAGACCCATAGAAACCAGTATCAGCAGCAATAACATCTGACCACGCCTGTACGTCTGACACAGGATCAGCTGATGAAGTGTTACTCCAAAGAACAGAAGCTGTTGGCTTATGTCCTGCTGGCAAACCATAGTTGATGTAGAGGTTCGAAGAACCACCATCATAAGGGATTGTTAGCTCTCCCTGGAATGCCTGCCATCTCATCCACTCTGTAGCTCTTTCATTACGCAACTTAAGGATTCTTCCCTTGTCAACAAGCGAAGTTCCAACTGCTCTTCTAACATTCTCGTCAGAAGACTGAAGTGCAATCCAGTCCTCTTCAGCGATTGGCTCATATTCATCTAGCAATGCTAGTGAGATGATTGTCTCGCTCCAAGCAACTGCTGGCTTGAATGGTAGTGGGCTAGCGTCTGGCGCCCTGAACTGACCCTTACCGAAAGGTAGGATTTCAGCTACGTCGATTTTTGCGTGTCTGCCCGGATGACTCTTATTTGGGGCAATTGACGCTCCTAGTTGAGGCGAAGTATCTTCTGCCGCTCCTGGGGCACGGCCTTCTGCTGGTCTACGAATTACGTCAGTTAGCTGTGCTTGATCTGTAATATCAAATACTTTAAATGGCATTTACTTTCACCTCCTTATTCAAATCTGTTGAAGTTACCAAGGTCCGCCACAAGTGCTGATGCATATTGTGTGAAACTTTGGATAGCTGTTGTTGAAAATACGCAGTTATGATAAAGCATAGCTGCGGCTCCATCGCCCTCTGTTACAGCGGCGATCAAATCAAATGGTCTACGAAGAATTCCTTTAATTGTTCCTGATCCATTATACTCGACGTATTGATCAGTATTAGTTGAAGAAAGCTTCAGAATTGTTCCAGCTGGCAAATATGATCTCAAACCAGTAGTGCTGATATGAGAAGCCATATCTGTAGCGTCAAGAACCACAGACTTGATTACCTCAAGTCCAGAAGGGTATTTTAGAACCTCAACCTCTGTCCAGCCAGTTGATCTACTATAATTGTACGGCATATCTAAAATTCACCTCCCTTTAGCTCTTTGTACGCTTAACGGCTTCTTTCAAAGCCTCTTCTTCTGACATATTCTCTTCTAGATAAAAAGTTGCAGCTAGTGCAAGCTGTTCATCTGTGAAGTTAGCTCTTTCGTTCTCTAGTGAAGCATCTGGGTCTGGGGCGTTTCCAGCCACATCCTTTTCTGTAAGCTTATCCTCTAGGTCAATGCTTGGGGAAGCTTCTACTAGTTTTTCTACAACTTCTGACAAAGATAGGGTCTTCTGAGAACCATCTTCTGAGAAGTTGATTGAAATAGTGTTATCGTCTGCAAAGAGAATTTCCTTAGCAGCTTTAACTAGAGCAGGTGATTTACCGGCCTCCTGCCAATCCTTACCCTTGGACTCAATAGAATCCTTTCTCTGTTCAGCCTTAACTGCTGAATAATCGGCAACGATTTCTTTAATCTCGTCTTCAGATAGGTTTAGTTCTTCAAAGAACGATCTATCTACAATTGTTACAATTTCTTTTTCTGTTACTGTTTCTGTATCGGTTGACACTTCTTCACCTCCTCTAGGTATATCCATAGTAGTATTTTCTTCATCATTACTTAATGTAATTGTTGATAGGTTTTCACCCAATTCATGCTCAGAAAAGCAAGAAACGTCCAAAATCTTGCTATCTATCTCTGAAAATGGTGCCAATTCAGAAATATATGGGTGGCTTACCAAAGCTAAATGGTTCATTACAGTATTATATTTCTTGCCAGTATCTTTCTTAATATAATCCCAAAGAACACCAGCACTAACATTAGGGATAGTTTTTCTCATTATTTTACCCTTGATATCTGGTTCTGTAATTTCAAGTCCAGCTTCAAGAATATGTCTTCCTTTTTCATCTTTTCCGAATCTCATTTTTCTAACATGTCCTGTATTCTCTTCAGTTAAGTCTTTATGACTTAGAGGCACAGTAACATTATCGAAAATATTTTGTTCGAAATTGGCTTTGATTTCTTCTAGAGAAATTACATTTTTAACTCTATCTGAAGGGCCATTTTTAACAATTTTTAAATCTTTCTTGACTGGCCCTCTTGGGCCAGGAGAATATCTCCATTCTCCTTCTCTCAAAATAGATTTCCAGATAAGACCATCTTCTTCAATTGGCTCAGTTTCAACCTTATCATCAAAGAAAAGTTCTGATGCTTGTTGTGTTCTTTCAGCAAGATGAGTTTCAACCCATGCTTTTTCTACAGGCTTCCAATCCTCTTCTTCAGCGACTTTAACTTCACCTTTTTTGTTAACTGAATAAGGAACAACAAAATAGTCGTTCCCGTTGTAACAAACAAGAGCCTCTTTAGAGTTAAGGTCTTCAACCCAATAACTGTGGCAATAAGCAACTTCGATATCACCATTTGTGTGTTCAGGATGCTCTTCTCTGAAATGTTCATTAATTTCATTGCGGATCTTGTCAAATGAGTTGCTGTAATCCCAAATAACATCTCCTTCGGCAAAATCTGTTGTATCTGGAATGGAATCAACCATAAGTTGTATATCCTCCTCTGTTAATTCAGAAAGATAATAACCAAACCCTTCAGGGAATTCAATTGCAAATTCTCCAAATTCAACCATTAATTCTTCTTGTGTTACCTCAGAAAGGTTGCGAGGGGTGTATTTCTTTCCTTTACCGCGCCATTTTGTGTTTCCAACAATCAAATCCTTTAGAACAGCACAATAGGCTTCAGTTTTAGGCCCAAATCTTTTTCTGTTATCTCTAACACAAGCAGTAAAAGGATGTTTCATTTTTGCATAATGTCTAAGAAGTGGTCTTAATTTCTTAACATCTGACGGTGAAACGTTTGCTGTACCCTTGGAGAACCCTCCAGAGACAGCAAAACACATTTCAACATATTCATCAAATTCTTCGTCGGTCTGTTCCATGCTATAATCTATGACAGTCATGATTTGTTACACTCACACTCCCTGTTGGCAGCTTGCTCCAAGAGCAACTCCAGCTTGGCGAATAGATCCTGTGGCATTTCATCCGCAGGAGCAAATATCCATTTACAATTTGGACATTTGTATACAGGTGTCGTTTCCTTTGAGAACTCCTCAATAGTCTCTAATCTGATATACTGTAGAATGTCTGATTGTCTCTTACAACGCGGACAATTCATCATTCGTCCATTAATTAAACTTTTTTGTTCCATATGTACTATGATAGGCGAAGAGTGTATACTAAAATGCTATTAACAATCACAAAATATTATGAATAAAAAAAGATATTGTATACGGAATCATGATACTTGGCTTTATGGAAGAGACAAGGAAAGACATTGTAATATGTGCGAAAAAGAAAGAAAAGAAAGATTCCATGAAGCTAGAATAAGCAATCCAATTAAAAGAATGATAAAAAATGCAAAACAAAGAATAAGATACCGTGAAAAACTACTAAAGGATAAATAAATGGCTTATGGATACAGAGAATTAAGTGATGTGGAACTTTCATGGAGAGAAAACCGTGAAAATATAAATCTTCAAGCAAGGCAGATTCTTAGAAGAGTATTAAACGATGCTCTTACTGAATTAGACAAACAGTTTACAGAAGCTCTTGAACGAGGCGAAATCCTTGAGATTAATCCCGGTCAGGAACAATTGAGAGAATTATTGTTTCAGAGTGCCCAAAAGGAACTGGTTGAGAATGTTTCAGTCTAAAGTAAAGTCAAAATTTAGAATATTGGACTTTGATATTGAATCTAGGCCACTTTCTTATATGGGGCGTGATTTTACTACAAGTGAAATTACAGTTATTGCTGCTAAGTTTCTAGATGATGATGGCGAGCCTGATTGTTGGGCGCTTGGCGAGGTTGAGCCAGAAGAA